CCTGCACCTGCACCTGCACCTGCACCTGCACCTGCGCCTGCACCTGCACCTGCACCTGCACCTGCACCTGCACCTGCACCGCAGGCAGAAGCAGCACCAGCACCAACGCCAGCAGCGGACACTCCGCCGCCAGCGCCGTTCTGATCTAGTCAGAACATATCGCTCATAGACGGGCGTGTCTGTCGCAAGATAGGCACGCCCTCTATGATTGAATCGTGATATCATTTACACACGACTAACACAACGGAGAGATTTATGCGCGTAGCAATTCTTGAACCAGAGCCAGGGGTAAAAGGACCGACTGCCTGGGCATTTCGCCTACGATACGGTTTTCAACAACTCGGACACGAGTGCGATGTTGTCTCATTTACGAAAAGTGGAAAGACCCGATCTTCCTGGGGAAAGCCGCAGCCAGGCGGAAGATGGTGGAGTGAGGCACCAGACGTTGTTGTAAAGACCGCGCATCTTGTTGAGACGCTTGACACCTACGACATGATCGTTCTTCCCGAGATCAAGGTGCCATTGCACGACAAAATGGCAATCAAAGAATCTGCAAAAACAGGGCAGCCAGTCCTTCCAGAATATGTTGAAGCGTTGCGTAGAACAAAAACAAAGTGGACAACATCTCTTCATGGTTCGTTCTATCCAGGGAAAGATATTCCATTTGTGCCGCAGCTTCTTGAGTCGCCTTCTCGTGGAGCAAAACTTGTGACAATGAGCGAAGACTCAGCCAACGAAAGCAACGAGCTTTTTAAGTCAATGGAGTGGATGAAAGGCTGCATGCCATACATTCCAAAATTTGACATTGACGCGCCGATAACAAATGACTGGACTGTTGGCACGTCTGGTCGTTTCATATACAACAAAGGACAGCCAGTAGTTGCGTTAGCTGGCGCACAGCTTCCAGAGCACGTGACTGTAGAAATCTGGGGATCGTGCTCAGTAGGGCTTGGTCCGTCGCCAACATACATCGTTTATGAGCAGCTTCGTGACCACTTTGGCGCGCAAACAAAACGCTATGCTCTGCGCGTTGACCCAACGAAAGGTGGCGATGGAAACATCATTACTCCATTTCCGTGGGACGCGCGGATTCCCGGCCAGGCGCTTGTTCGGTACCTTGGAAACTACGTAGACTCTGCTGCGATTGCATCACGCTTTCGCGTTCACATGAACCTTACGGCACACAACTTTGCCAGGGGACTTGTGGAGTACTCGTCACTTGAAGCAGCCGATGCTGGTGCAATGTGCATTGTTCCAGGCCACCTATCTGACCCTCAGTTTAGGATGCTTGTTCTTGACTGGTACAAGGGCTCACCTACGCAGTCGAGGCTTGTTCAACCAGACGGACTCGAGATCATTCGCAAATGCAAAGAAGCATTTGAGCAGTGTCTCGATATTTCAGATGCTGATCGCTTTGACATTGCTAAGCATAATCGTGAAGTGCTTAGGACACGCAACGACCCGCGCAAGAGTGCAGAGGTGCTTATTGAAAGCGCTTTTTCGTGAGGGGCTTGTCTGGCGCAGTTGTTATTGACAACGGCGACGGTACAGTTACTAAGTCTGGTGGAATTCCAGAGCGCACGCGGGAGCAGGGGGAATGGCTCATACAGCATGGAAGCCATGTCTTTCCGAATGTTGTCAGTCTTCTTGATGACGGCTACATCATGGAAAAGCTTGACTATATTGACTACTGGGATATTGACAACTCGTTTGTCCACGTGGCTCTTCTTCGTCATGTGTGGTCTCAGCCTGCCGTTGTTCCACCGACGACAAACACACACAGGCTTCTTAAAGAAAAGATGCAAGCAACAATTGATCATCATCTTTCTGGGCTTATCAGCAGTGCAACTGCGGCAGCTATTATCGCTAACGCGACTGCGGCAGCGGTGGGCGCGTACAGACTTAAGCACTCGCTTACTCACGGAGATCCTACGGCAGAAAATGTTATGTCTCGTGAAGGCTATGGCAATGTGCTGATTGACCCAATTAGGGCAACAGAGGTGGTGCCAGACTCTCCCGCGGTTGACATTGGAAAGATGCTACAAAGTGCGTATGGATGGGAGCACGCCAAATACAACAATGGAATGCTTGCATATACCCACAACGACATCGCAGACATTGTAAATGATGAAGAACTACTCGAGGTTGGAGAGGCTTGGGCCGTTATTCACGTGATGCGCGCAATTCCGTATGTTAAACGGAATATGCCCGAGTCAATGCCTCGCGTAATTGAAGTGTTACATAAAGCTATTGAAAGGGCGTAAGTATGGCAACTTGGTGTTCAGACATTGACGGAGTTCTTGTAGACTCTCGAAGCTTAGTCATCGAGTCTTATAAGTTTGTTGGAATTGACATGCCAATGCAGGCCTGGGGCCACCCATGGCAGACATGGCTGCCAAGCGCAGTTGGCTCACATGAAAAAGCAAGAGAGCTTCATGAGAAAAAGACTGAAGCGTATATTGAGGTACTTCGTGCGGGTGCCGCGCTAAAGAATGCGCTTCCGTTTGCAGAAATACTGCGCGCGCTCGAGCACGACATGCGAGCTCGGGTTTTCTACGTCACTGGTGCAGCAAAAACAACAGCAACGGTTATACTACAAGAGCTCGGGCTTAACGCTGACAACCTGGTTGCGGCAAGCGTTACAACTGACGCCCGCAAGGAAATACTTGAAAGCCTTGACTCGTCTGGAGTGTACATTGATGACAGAATTGAAGGAAAGGGCCCGGCGGAAGAAGCAGGCTGGGATTTTATTTGGGCTAAGCAGGACTGGCGTTGGAAGCAGTAATTCTTGCTGCCGGCCGCGGTCAGCGCATGGAAGGTCTTGCTAGGCCTTTTTACAAGCCGCTACTTGAAATTAACGGTATGCCGCTCGTTGCTTACGCCGTTGAATACGCTTCAGCCTCTGGTGTTGAGAGAGTCACGGTAGTTGCATCTGCAGCAAACTATGACGACATAGGCGCGGCGCTTTCTTCTTACTCAAAATGGGTACGGTTGGTTGTTCAAGAAGAACCAGCAGGGCCAGGGCATGCTACAATGATTGGGCTGTCAGATGCTGCTCACGAGCAGACGATGCTACTTATGAGTGACAATGTAATGGACCAAGATATTGTAGTTGATCTGGCTTTTAACAGTAGAGTAAATCAGACAGATGCAATCGGCGTGAGAACGGTCACGCTCGAGCAAGCTTCTAGGTTTACAAGGATTCAGCACGCGCATAACGACAACGAAAACTATAAGTTTGTTGAAGGAACCCCAGTCGGTATAGATGATATCTGGATTGACGGAAACGTAAAGGTGTGGTGCGGTCCAGTGGTCTTTCAAACAAGTAGAGCTTTTGATGTACTGTCAAACGAATGGGCTAATCGCAAAGAGTCTTCTGAAATGAAAATCGGTCCTTATCTCAACACGATCATGAGATGGCCAACTCACCTATACGATGTCAAGGCTTTTGATGTTGGAATACCGTCTGCGTACATTGCAAGTAAGAATGGTGACCTAGCATGAAAGTACTAATATGCGGAATGACCGCGTCGCAATCTTCATATTCATTAAGCAGGCGAAATGTTTCTTTTGCGGGCGTGATGAACGATGCTCTTGTTGAGAGCAACGTTGATGTAGTCTGGGCCGATCCTGCCGTGTCGTGGACTGCAAAACATTTTGACGAATATGACTCGGTTTTGGTTGGAGTAGCTCCGGTTCTTAGCATGACGGCAAATAAAGCATACGGAGTTCTTGCGGCAATTGAGACGCTGTACGAAAGCAAAAAGCTACGCCTGTTTGTTGATGCTCCAGAGCCTTCAAAGATCCATGCAAGCCTTCGGTCAATTGAAAAAGACGCGTCACGGTTGACAAAGCAACTGTACTCGTCACGAAAAGAATACAAAGAGATCACAAAAAACAACAAGGCAAAAGACAAGGTTAGTCGGGGAGTATCGTTGTTGCTTTCTGAAAAATGGCCGATAACAATCTATCCAGCCTTGCCAATTGATCAAAAGATATCTGACTCTCCTGGTATTCCAGAGTCAATGAGCTCGTCGTTTTCTGGAGTAAGCCTTGACTCACTGCTTGTAGGACAAAACATGTCTATCAACACGAGCAGACAGAAGTACTGGGTCATAGAGAACCCAAAAACAAAGTGGTGCTCTGACGTCTTAGAGCACTTAATGTACCCATCAAACGCGGCTAAAGAAAACAGAACATGGACCGACGCGCACGTTCGGGAAAACATTGCAAGTTCTCTTGGAGTAATTATCGGACCTCATAACGATAAGCTATTGTGGTGGTCTTCACGATTTGCACAAGCAATGAACACACTTACTCCTGTAGTTACAGAATGGCGATTAGCATCAAAGATTGGAGAGGCCTGGAATCATCTGGCGTCTGGGCTAGAGCACATGTCCGTTCTTGACAGGTATGAAATTGCAGCTGCCCAACGGGATCAGTATATGAACAGTATTCCAGGGACCAACGAGTCAATACAACAACTAAAGAAAGAGATAGGAATCTAATGGGAGTGCTATTCAACGAATGGCTTAAGAAAACAAAAGAGCTACAAGAAGAAGCTTACGGAGTTGTCTACCATAAGTTTGAAGGCGATCAGCCGTACAAGCTAAACAACATCATTGAGTATCTGCGTTGGAACATGCTTGCAATTGATGACGAGCTTGCTGAGATACGCAAGGAGATCTCTTGGAAGCCGTGGCAGCACGACGATCCATATGTTAACCGCGAGGCCGTTGTAAAAGAGTGCGTTGATGTTCTTCACTTTGTAGCTAACATCATCTGCGCCGTTGGTGGAACTGACGAGCAACTTGACGCGTACTACGTCAACAAAATGGAAGTAAACCGTCAAAGACAGCTTAACGGCTACAAAGTCAAGGAAGAAGGTGTGAAATGCAAAAAATGCACACGTGCTTTAGATGACTTTGACACTTCAACATGCCCGGAGGCGCAATGCCCTCAGAAGTAGCTTGGACTGATGTATCCTCAAAAGATGCGCAAATTGGCGATGTCGTTCGCGTCAAGTTAGATGCTTACAGTGGCGTTGTGGGTGAGATACACAACGGGCGCCACTGTAAAATACTTGCCATTCGTGATGGCGATGTCGTCGTGCGAAGCATTGATGGCATACTTCCAGAGTTGTCAGAAACTCACCACTCACCGTACTCACTAGAGAAAAGAGCACCAGCATGAGAGCGTCAGTAGAATTTGAAGTATTTGGATCAACACTAGACGAAATCAAAGAACAGGCGCTGCGAAGCTGGAAAGAATTTATGGAAAATGATGAGATTGAACTTCCTCACGATACTGAAATTCACATTGAACCGTCTACCGCAGACGACTACAAAGCAACAGTGTATGTGCGAACAAAGGTAGAAAATGACCAAAGCTAAGAACGGAAGAACTCGTTGTTTAGAAGAAGCAGCAACGATTGTCACTGGCCAGCGTGACGTGCAGTACGGAGGGCCAGAAGAGAATTTCAATAGAATTGCAAAACTATGGTCTGTAATCTTTGGAATTGAGGTTACTCAGGAAGATGTTGCTATGGCAATGGTCGCTGTAAAAGTCGCTCGTTACGCTTCTAAGTCTGGGTTTCAGCCCGACACGTGGGTAGACATTGCTGGATACGCCGCTTGTGGCTACGAGGTAGGGGAAAAGTAGGGTAACCGCCTGTTCTGTCGGCACCGGATACAGTTGACTAAACATCGTAAACGGAGAACATATGTCAGAATTTACTTTTAATGACTGTAACGGTCTTGCTGGTTTCATGAGCCTTGGGTTCGTAAACAAGGGCATCAATATGAATGTCAGAACTGGTACTTTAAACTTCGGTAACCGCGTTGCCGAACTAAACCGCAAGCACCTTGGTGACAGCTGGTCTTCATTTTTTTCAGACGACCCAAATGAATGGCCAGACAATAAGACTGACATTGTGCTTGGCTGCCCGCCGTGCTCTGGCTGGTCGGTGTGGTCTGGCCCCGCTAACCGCGGCCCTGAGGCAAAGGCGCACGAACACACTCGTGCATTTATGAAATACGCCGCGCGCATCAAACCAAAAATGATCATCTTTGAATGTGTGCAGCAAGCGCTTACTCAGGGGCGTGATGCGATGATTAAGTACCGCGACATGGTTGAGGAGCTTTCTGGAAAAGAATATGACCTGTATCACGTTAAGATGAACAACCTCCAGGTTGGTGGTTTTTCGTACCGCATGCGCTACTTCTGGACTGCTGTTGAAAAAGGAATGCCGTTTGGTGCCGAGGCAATTGCGCCAGTAGAAATGCCAACAATGATGGACGTAATCGGAGATCTTGAGGACCTCGAGTTGTCGTGGGACCCACAGCCGTACAGAAAAGCTCCGTCAAAGTTTGTGGAGCACCTTCGCAATGAAAGTGGTGTAGTCAACGGCCACATGAACAAGCAAAATCTTGAAGGACAGCGCATTAAAGAAATCTTTGACATTCTTGGTAACGATGGTTGGAAGCCAATGACTCCAGTAGACAGGGCTCTTCGCGCGGCTGTTGAAAAGAACAACAACCAGTTTCCACAGGCCTGGCTCGCTCAAGAAGAAAAGCTTCGCGCCAACGATTTCAACATGGGATTTACGATGCCGTGTCGTTGGGACGGAAACTCGTGGGCGCACGTTATGACAGGCGGCGCACTTGATCACGTGATCCACCCAACGCTTGAGCGCCGCATTACGCATCGCGAGGCCGCACGACTGCAAGGTCTTCCAGATGACTGGGAGTTTGCCGGCGCAAAAGACTACTCGCCGTTGTCTGCAACTTGGGGCAAGGCAGTTGCAGTGCAGGCCGCCGAGTGGATTGCTGGTGCGGCAAAGGCATCACTTGAAGGACAGCCAAACGGTCCACAGGGTGAGCTAATCGGTGACCGCGAGTGGCTTGTCAATACTGACAAAGGTTTCAGCCGCCAGGCAGTTAAGAAGAAGTACTACACAAAAGAAAGCTAGTACTTCAGTTGGTCACGAGAAACGGCCATCTATGATGTATAATGTAGCCAACGACAAAGGACGGCTACATGCAATCATTTCTTACTAACACCGAGTCATTTGAGCTTACAGCCCAGCATCTTGACAATAAGCGACTGCATAAGCAGACACTCGAAGCGTGGCAGTGCCTCATGACAATGTGCAAGCTCGACCCAAACAACGAGCACCGCGAGCCAAAAGGATGGACAAACCACCCCGTTGTCCGCATGTGGCGCGGCTACGAAACACTGTTTGTTTCGTATATTTCAGCAACGTACTTTGAGTGGCGTTCTCGAGGATACAAATCAACGCTTCTTGACAAAACATACCGCACCTACGACAAGGCTCTCGAGCTTGGTCGTGTGTCGTCAGAGTTAGTTGTCCCGCCGTGGATGTCAAACACCAAGTACTACGAAGACCTCTGCTCTACTCACCGCACCGCTCTGCTCTGCAAAAACTACGACTGGTACAAGCAGTTTGGCTGGGCTGAGGACAGCGGCGAAAAGCCACCAACATACGAGTACATATGGCCTCATCAGGACGGCTACGCAAACTAGCCTGAGACGCTTCTACATTCACTAGAAGCTCTTAAAAATGCTGTGGTAATCGTCTAAGCGTTATTACTGTAGACGTGACCAGGAATCACTAGAATGCGAGATACAATGCTATACGCATGAAGGATTCAAGAAAAGGCGAGTGCCTCTGGTCAGAGTGGTCTGGAGAGGGCTATAGAACTTATGACAGTTCTACGGTCGTCTTTTATACAGAAGATCACGTCGATGTCGAGCACGAGTTAGTCAAGCGAGCCCTTGCGTCTGCGATCCAGCGTGATGGAGTTGTTCATTCTCTTGGCGATGCTTTTAAGAAAATAGAAAACGCAAGGACAAGCTACGGATACGCAGGAGCGGTTGACGGCTCGCACGAAAAATACGCGTGCAACGAAGATGGCGAAACATGGCTTGGTGACATTGTTGATTCAATTCATGAGGTTGTGTGGGTTGAAATTACGTGAAAAAGCCTGGAGGACTAAGCGATGTTGCGTGGATGGACGATGCCGCTTGCGCGCAGCCAGAAAACGCGCACATTAAAAAGTACTGGTTTTCAAAAGTTCCAAAAGAAAAATATGCGGCTAAAAACTTGTGCTACTCGTGCCCAGTAAGAAGTCAATGCCTTAAGTGGGCTCTTGAAAATAAACAAATACACGGTGTGTGGGGCGGAAAAGATGAAGGAGAGCTTCGCAGGGCACTTTCAGTTTCGTACACTGGTCAAGAGGTCAGACGTAAACGTTTTCCAAACTGTCCTCACTGCGGTGGCCGCCCTAATAAGCTTAGGGTAGTTGTCGCTGACTCGCCTGAAGGAGGAAGATGGACGACAATGAAACTTGTAGTCTGTGATGAGTGTCAATTTGTTTGGAGAAGCCGCACAAGTGCAAATGCTGTAACTGCGTATCATTCCGACCGGGGAGTGAGAAACGAAAAAAAGAAAAACGAAAAAGAAAAAGCTAAAAGTAAAAAAGTAAAAAAGACTAAATCTACTTAATCGCCCAGCATCTGGTGTCTTTGTCTTTTACATTAACTTCCCAGTCTGAAAAAATAAAAAGCTTTTCTTTTAATTCTGGTGCTGAAACATTTTTATAGTACTCCCAGCTTCTAATTGGGTTTTCGTCAATAGCTGAATGCGGAGCTCGGCCGTCGCCTGCCATCGTTGCGATAAACATTCCTCCTGGAACAAGAAGAGAGTGCGAATTTTTTACTATCTTTGGCCAAACTGCCGTATGCTCAAAAACTTCAGCGCAAACAACTATGTCATATTGTTTTTCACTTGTGTAGACACTGGCATCAGCTACAAGGTCTACTCCAGGGCCTTCTTGGACATCAATACCAAAAAACGATCCACCATCTAAAATCAGCTCGTCAAAAAGAAATCTAACACTTCCGTTAATGTCAAGACTTCCAATCTCAAGCACGTGTACGCCAATACTTTTTGATACAAAAGTGTTGCGTATCGCTAAAGACTCGGACACCCAATCAAGAACACTACCGTGCATTTAATCCTCCAAATTCCATTTAATGTAAAACTTAAGCTTATCATCTTGAACAGTCTGAACAAAGTTGTCTGGACGGTCGTTTTCAATTGTAGCTGAGCTATTTCCACTGCAGCGCGCAATGCTTGCAATAGCCGCGCGACGTTGTTCTATCCTAAGAACCCATAAAAGCACGTCGTTGTCGCCGTACCACCACTTCATTGACTCATCGAAGCGCCATTTTTTTGTGAGGTCTTTTGACAATGCCATGCAGAATCCACCAAGACCACCTGTACCGTCATACCGACCATTGCACACGGTGTCTACGTCTTGAGTAATGTCAGTGAACTTACGGTAGTCGTACCCGGGGCAAGCAATTCCAACTGATGTATCGTACTCAAGGAGAGACGCCAGAGTTCCGGCACAATTATCGCCGAGGATTACATCATCATTAATGAACACGGCGTTTGTGCCTTTTTCAATAGCAACGTCAATTCCAATGTTCCACATCACATGTATGCCAGTGCCAAGATCAACTTGCTTCAGCACTACCTTTTGTTTGCCAAAAAGAAGTTTTTCATAAGTGGCAAAAGCGCTAGGCCCGTCAGCAACAACTACAATTGTCTCGACTTGGCTATCGTCCTGCAGTTTTTGCACCACGTTTAGAAGTCCTTCGGCGTTTGACTTACTTGGAATAACCGCGGTGACTTTTTCAGGATACGTAGTCCTAAGCATCATTGCAAGGTTTTCTTGAAACCTCTCACTGTTCGGCTCAATAAGAATTGCAGAGCGCAGATGTGAAATAGCCTCGGCGCTTAGCCCAAGATTCCAAGCTGCGATACTTGCTAGGTCATGCGGTAACGAGCCCCAAGCCGATGCGTCGTTGAGATACACGAGAGGTTTTTCCTTGATCGTTAGCGCTCTTTTCGCAGATGATAGGCAATTTTCCCACTTGCTGTTTTCATAGTAGTAAAATGCAAGCTCAACCCACGGCTCGCGAAACTCTGGCGCTTCAGCGGCTGCACGAAGTAGCCATGTTTCCGTTTCGTGTTTTTCTATCTTAG